TCTGACAAAGATGTATCTGCACCCTCTGCTGCTCTTTGTGTTGCATCAGCTTGCATTGCGTCAAGAATATTAGCTGTATCTTTTGATTTATCACCCAATATTCCAAAGTTTTTTCCAACTGAATCTGATGCAGATTTAAAAACATCATTAAGTTGTTTTACTTTATCTACATTTTCTCCATATGCTTTGTTTGCACGGGTTTGTTGTGCATTCGATTGTTGTTGTGCAACTAATCTTTTTTTCTCTTCTTTGGTGATATCTTCTTGTATTTTGGCATATAACTGAGAACCCTTGGTTGTGTCTTCAAGAGCTGATTTAAGTGTGATTAATCTTTTTTCAGATTGGTCTAATCGTTCTGTCCATTTGTCCAGAACTTCAAACAATCTTCTATCTTGTTGTGGTGTTCTTTTTGCCATAGGTTATAAATTAAGTTGAATTAAAACGATGAATAATGTTAATTACTAAAAACTTTATCAGTATATTCTTTACCATACTTTTTTTCAAATGATTTTCTTAAAGAATCTGCAGCTTTACCAATGTTATCTAACTCTCTTTTGATAACTGGGTCACTACTTTGAAGTTTCTTCAATGTTTTACTTGCTCTTTTGTTTATAATAGCAGTAAGTGCTTTGGTTAAGAATTCATTGATTTTTTGTTCTGTAAGTTTGTTCTTCATCAATAATAAATATCAAGTTTTAAGATTTTTGGAATGTTGGACGAGATATTTTGTTTTGGTTTTTAGATGCATCTTTAATGGTTTTTGCTTCTTTTTGTTTTTCTTCAATAAGTTTTTGAGCATAGAATCTTCTCAATGGAATTGGCATTGTATACAATTCATCGTGATTAAATCCATTGCCGTAATATGCAATGTTGAAGAGTTCTTCGTGAATGGCCGCCCTATTTTCCGGCGGCTGGCCAAAAAAATTCGACCCCTATTGGTACATCAATTTTGTGTTGATTACCAGTTTGACTCGTATAGTCAAACACCATTTCGACATCTGGATTTATTTTGTTTTTGTATTGTCTGAACGCTCTTGAATCCAATGCTAAAAATTCATTGTCAACAAAGTTATCAATAAACTTTTGGTCTGTGTTGCCGTCTACTGATTGTATTTGATACTTTAATCTGTTGGTTAATGAATTGTCAACACCGGTTAAAGATTGTAATTTCTCATAGTCTTTTTGAATTTCTAATAACTTTTTCTCATCTCCGTGAGTCAACAATTTAAATGTTAATACTCGTTCTGAGTTTGGTAAAGTGTATTCAAATAAATTACCATTTTTGTACAATTCTTCATCAATTGGTTTGTTTTGAAAAATAGTTAAGTCTATAACTTGTTCTACTTCTTCAAATGTGTCTGGGTCTGTTATTTTACATCTGTATTCTTTTCCGTACCCAAGAACACGAGTTCCAACCAATAAAGCATTTTTATCACCGATTAACAAATCATCTAATTTGATTTTTTTATCTGCGATTATACTTTCTAATAATTTGTCCAATACAACACCTTGTGTGATTAGATTTTGAGAAGTTAATATATCTTCTTCTTTTGCTGTCATATATTTGACATCAATTGTTCCACTACGCAAAGGACTATCTTCCGGATATAATAATCCGTTTGATGGTAAAGATAGAACTTCAGTAGGAAACCCATACTGATTTTCAGCCATTGTTACTCCTTGATATTATTAAGAATTAATAACTTATTTTTTGCCCATTATCTTTTCAGCACCTGCGATACCGAAAGAACCTAATGTTATGAATACAAATGAATTGTACACCATATCATTAATGACCAAATCTTTTCCGACTATTCCTGTTCCTAAATCAACAATTGCAAATATTGTCATTACTGCGAATGCTGCAAATCCAATTATTGATTTTTCATTATAGTCGTTGTCGTCTTTAAAAATTGCCCACATAACTTTTCTCCTTAGAATTGTAGTATTGCGTAGTCGTATCTTAATGTTAATGATACTTCAGCTGGATTAGCTTCTGCGTAATTTAAATCACTGAAGTCTGCTGTTGTGATGAATGCACCTTTTAATGTCCACTCTTCAACTTTATCACCAACTGGACCTAATACATTGAAAGTAATATCTTTCTTGTAGAAGTCAGAATATCCGTCACGACCTGTTACTGATTCGTGGTGTAGTCTAACCCACTCCATAACTGCTTGTGCACCTGATGGTACGATTGGGTCATATAGAGTTACGGTAATTGGTTGCCACTCTGCTTTTCCTTTAACATATCTTCTAACATTGATATGGTCAAGTGGAACTTCTCCTAAGTTAAGTGATGGTCTTGCTGCTGTTTTGATTAAATATGCAGGTATTCCATCGATTTCCATAATGAACCTGTTTGCCATTTTTGGTTCAAATGGTGTAAAAAATATTTCATTTGGGTCTAACATTGCCACTTTATTTCTCCTGTAAAGTTTATTACTTTTCAGTAATAAATATAAGAAAATTAAAAAAAGTGAATTTCTACAACACTATATTTTAATATAATTATTCGAAGTTTTTTTGAAGTTTTTACTTGACATTGTCATTTTTTGTTTGTATATTATAGTATGATTGATGAAATAATATGTGAAGAGTGTGGTGTTGAAATAGACGGCTTTTTCCTTTGTGATGATTGTGAAGAAGAACTCTTTGAAGAAAATAATTAAAAAAAAGCTTGACATTTACAAATAGTATTTGTATATTATAGTGTTATGATAATGATAAAGGAAAACGAAATGACTGAAAATACAACAATTCAACCGAGAAATTACCAAGATACTTTTGTTCCAAGAGATTTTGGTTTTAATAATAGGACATTTACTATGAATGTCTATCAATATAACCACAATCCTATGGAATTGTATGAAGCTAATCAAAATCAACCAAGATTAAATGTTGAAAATTACAACAATACTACTCCTGGCGAGGTAGCTCTTTACAAAGGTATTCCTATGGAATTTAGATTTAATCCAGTTATTAGAGAAATGATGATGACTGGTAATTATAGAATTAGATATCGTGGTGGTAGCAAGCCACAATATGGTTATCATAGAAGTCAATACAATACATTGGCTGAATATGCTGATACCTTTGCTATTTATCCTAAATAGGTGTTAATATCGTAATCGTAAGAACCTATTGAGTCGTGGGTTTTCGGTGACTACAAATTTGGAACCGAAAGGGTTATGTAGTGTTTCACGAGATTAGAAACAACCCTTTAGAGTTGGGCGGTTAAACTCTGAGATTTGTTTTCCTTATTAGTATCAAACAAAAAACCCCCGAGAGTATCGGGGGTTTTTCTTATAGGTTGTGTTCCTATTATTCAGGGAATGCTGCTCCTGTTGGTTGAACCACAAAGTCCAATACAATTAACTCAGCTGTTCTTGTAGGTTGAATGAAGATTTGACCAACTAATTGGTTTCTATCAACAACATCTGGTGTGTTGTTTGAATCATCCATTACTACTCTGAATGCTGTTAATCCACTATTTGCTTGAACCGTATCTAAGTAAGGATTCACAATATTTAGGAATTTGTTTCTTAGACTTGCTGTGTTTTGTTCAAATACCAAGAATCTTGAAGTTGATGCGATGAACTTTCTTAAGTTAATCAACAATCTTCTTACATTGATTCTGTCTAATGCACTTGGTTTACCTTGAAGTGTTTTTTGTCCGAACACAACTACACCTTGACCTGGGAAAGATGCGATTGGATTAATACGATTTTCGTATAAGTCGTCTCTTTCGGCGTTGGTTAGTCTTGTTTCTGTTTCTAATACTTCTGTTAAACCACCACGATTTAGACCTGCTGGTGCAAACCACTCTTGACCAATTGCGTCATTGTTTGCGTAAACACCTGGCATCACAACTGAAGGTGGTACCCAAGTTGGTCTACCTTTAACACTATCCAAGATTTTAACCCAAGGATAATAGGTTCCAACATAATTTGAGTCCACTGCAGTTACATTATTGATTGCACTTTGAATTGAAGCACCATATGGTGAACCATCCATAATGAAGAATGCATCTGCTCTATCTTCAATTTTGTCTATTGCGTGATTTGTTACACTTGGGTGTAATGAATGAATGACACCTGGTAATGCCAATAGATTAATATCAAACTCATCTGGATTTGAGATTGCGTTGATTGCTCTTCTGTAAGCTATTGAACCACTTGCATTAGCGTCGTTCAAATCAAATCCTTGTGAATTTGTAGCACTGATGTTTGTTCCTGTTGAGAATGTTCTTGCTGGATTGTCTCCATCAAAACCACCTTGGAAAGGAACTAAGAACTTTCTTTGTTGGAAAGCTGATACATCTAATGTTATCTTTTGACTTCCTGATGCGTGTGTTGTTCCAAACACTGATGCATCGTCGTTACCGAACGCGTTTTCCAAACTCATAGTTACATTGTTTCCAGATTGTGCACTTGTTGGTGTTGGTCCTAAGTATTCAGTGTTGTCTGAATTACCGAAGTCAAATCCATAATATGCGTTTCTGTCAAATGTACCTCTTGAGTTTAATTGACCACCATTACTTGTAATTCCTTTGAATGAAGCTGTTGGGAATGTCATTGAACCACTACCTGCAAGTGATGCTACACTCGCTACGTGTGGTTGTGATACTGCCCCAAATCCCATAGGAACTAAGTCTTTTGAAATACCTGTTAATGCTGAATAATCTGAAATGTAAATGTATTTAGATTGATTTGGATAATCACCATTGTAGGTTAATTTTCCGTTTGAATCTATTGTTACATATCTATCACCGATTACTCTTGGTAGGTAATTTGTTGAGTCTTCGTCAAAATTTAGATTTTGGAAGTTTTCTAAAATTGTTCCGTCATCATTTTGACCTGGGTTATTAACAATCACTTGTAAACTAAATGAACCATAATCAGAACCTGGAACATCTGCTGGTCTTTTAACATCAGCGATACCAATTCTGTATTTTGAATTTTCTGTTGTTCCGTGTGCCAATGTATTGACTTTGAACAACGAAGTTCTGGTTGAGTTTACTAATTGTGATGTAATGGAAGGTGTTGTTGCGACTTTATAGTTGAATGAAAAGTTTTCATCTGAACCAGTAGCCACGGTAACACTATCACTCGTACCCATTAAATTTTGTGTTTTTAAGAAGTTTGAATACACATAAACATCTTTGTTTGCATCTTGAGCATCTTCACTAAATACTTTACCAATGTAATTTGCAGAACTTGAATTAAATGATAATGCGTATGAAGTTCCGTTAATTGCTAATGTAAATGAGCTTTTAGTTGCTCCGTTTGTCAATAAGATAGAACCAGATGTTGTTAAGTCTAATGTATCTGGGTTTGCTGCACCTCTTGAAGGTTTTAGTGTAGCTGCTACAAAGTGTCCTTTTGAACCACTAATACCTAAAGAAATTGTGTCATTTGCGTATCCACCCAATCCTAAAACACGAACGATTGTTACTGCTCCTGCACTACGAAGATATTGTTTCGCAGTGAAAGGAACATAAAAGTTCTGGCTTTCTTTACCAAAGATTTGTTCAAACTCACCAAAAGAACGAACTACTGTCGGAACAAATGCAGGACCTGATTCTGTTGGTCCGATTAATGCTGCTCCGATTTCGCC